CCCGGAACCTGCATAACTGGGAACAGTCTGGCCGGACGGGGATTAAGTTCCTCAACGGCATCAACGGCACCCATGGCACATGGCATGGGTACACGCTGGATCACCAGATGGACGTACCGCATCTGGTGAGGGTCATTACCGGGATCTTCCTCACGGCAGACATGCCGGTGGCGAAGAGCCTGCGGTGAATCGCGATTGTCTTGAGAAGGCGGGCGGCGGGGGTTCCCGCTGCCCGTTTCATTTGTCAGGCCGGAAGCCGTTAAAAAGAAAATCATTGGTTTCTCACATATCGTGAGTTTCTTGATGCGCCGATGCGCTTAATACTCCCTTCCCTTACCATTTTATGTAGGGCGGGGACCGCCCAAACGTATACGCCTGTGGAGACAGCTCCAGCGGGGCACAGCAGCATCGTGCTAGTTGTCTATCATGGAAGCAGGAAGCTCCCACTTCAAAAGCCGAAGGATTTAAGTGGCGAGTAGTTCACGCAGTAAACCAACCTGATAAGAGTTTTTCTGCACATTCTTCCTTACTCTATATGCAGATACCGGTTCATTCTATGCAGATATCGGTTTATTTCAGCATCGGATCGCTTTGCCAGCCCCTGTTTCATTTCTCCGAAAATAGTACGAGTTCCGGGATATGGGATAATAGTGCTGTCGCAAGGGAAACGGGTTCCGCCGGCAGGTTCGGCAGAGGGAGGAACTTATGGCACAGAGCGAAGCCGCAAGAAGTTTTTCGATTTCGGAGCAGTCCGAAGTGCAGGATCTGCTCATCCGGACAGGGAAGGCCTTGACGCATGAGCGGGGCCAGGTTACCGAGGCGTTCTGTAATCCGCCGTACCGGCATGTCGATGCGTCCATCAGCAGTACGATTTCATGCCTGATTTATGCGACAGCCCGCATGGTACAGCATTACGCGTCCGACATCGTATGCGAAATCGACCGTATCCGGGAGGACTTTTTCGATCCGGAACGGGCCGGCACGTCGCGCTTCCTGATCGGCTTCCGCGAAAACGGAGTGGACGCCGTGTCGGCGGTGCTGTACCGGCTGACACAGGAAGGAAGCAATCCGTATCATGCCGTTTTCGTGGTTGAGATTGAGCATCGCGCAGACGGAGCCGTTGTGCTCACGATGAGCGAGGTGAAGGAACTTGTGCTCATCATGCCGAACGGGCGGATGCTCAAATCCGGCATTCCAGCAGCGGACGATGCTCAGAAGAAGGAGGTGGTCTGATGCTTCAGAACTGCGAACCGGTCCACCCGGAAAGTCTCTGTATCGTGATGCCTGCCTATAATGAGGAGCGGAATATCCGTAAAGTGGTTGAGGACTGGTATCGCGTGGTGGCGAACCATAACCATGACGGATCTTCCCGGCTGGTCGTCGTGAATGACGGAAGCACGGACGGCACGCAGCGTGTCCTGCATGCACTCACGTATACACATCCCCTTCTGCAGGTGATTGACAAGCCGAACGGAGGGCACGGCTCTGCCGTGATCCGGGGCTATCAGGAAGCGGTCCGGATTGGGGCAGATTATGTGTTTCAGACGGATTCTGACGGGCAGACCATGCCGTCCAACTTCGATAAGTTTTGGAGAAGGCGGCATCAGTATGATGCCCAGTTTGGATGGCGCAAACATCGCGGGGACGGCATCGGCCGCGCCTTGACGGAGCATGTGCTGTGCACTCTTCTGTGGCTGTTCTTCGGCGTGTCCGTTCCGGACGCCAACGCGCCGTTCCGGCTGATGAAATCCTGGCATCTGAAACAGTATCTGGAACGTCTGCCAAAACAGTACGCGCTGCCCAACGTCATACTGACCACATGGTTCGTACATGACCATTGGCGCGTCCGGTTCGTGCCGATCATCTTCCGTCCCCGCCAGCACGGCGTGAATACTATGAACGTCCAAAAGCTCTTCCGCATCGGATGGCCGTCGCTGAAGGACTTTGCTGTTTTCCGCAAGGACATGAAACGGCGGGACAGGGCTGCAGGCGGAACGGAGGAACGTCATTCCGCGCCGGCTCGGAAAACATGAGGCGGTGAGCTTTCTTCCCAGAGATCGAATGCCTGTACTGCAAAAAAAGAAGAACCCATCTCGTCCGGGTTTCCTGCACGGGGCCGTCATGGACCGGGCTGCTTTCATGCAGCCGCTGCTCCGATGCGGTCCGAGGCAGGGAGTCAGGCACGGGCGGAGCTTTATTTTTTTGCGGCCTGTCCCGCTCTCCCCGCTTCGATACCCGTCCGGCAAAGCGACCATTCCCGTTTCCTGCCCTTTCCTGCCTACGGATCCTGTCCATCCGTTCCGATCCCTTTCCGCATAGAGCGGCAAAGGATGCCGGCCGGAATGGCGGTTCTGTCCTTTCTGGCCGCATTTCTCCGAAAAGGGAGCGGATTTCCGAACGCGCGATAATAGAAGCATCGAACGGAACACAAGACAACTCATTCTTTCTAACCTGTCGGAATTTCCGACCGGTTGAGTTTTCTTCTAGCTCTCCCTCTTCATAAATATGCTTTTCAGATTGGGAAAAAGGAGGAATGGATGAAGAAAAAAGACAGCCGCAAGGCCCTCAAGCTGGAAACGTACCGGCAGGTTCAGGACCGTTGGAGCGGAACATGCCGTCCGGCTGTTTTCCGCGATAAGAGCAAGTATCACCGCCCTGCTGAGCGGGATGAGATCCGCCGCGCGATGCGGGACGACATGTGATGGAATAACCGTCCGCAAACCTCGACCCGAGTCTGTCGTGCGGGGTTAGGACGGCCTTCTGGGAATCGAATTCTTGTCATCATAGAAAGGACGATACTTCATGACGGATATGCCGGTTACGCTTCAACCTGAGATGCTTGACTGGATTCTGAAGAAAGCACAGTCTGCCAGCGCCGATTCCGCTGCGGTGGCGCTTCTTGCCAAATGGCAGAGCGGGGAACAGGAGCCTACCTTCCATCAGGTGCAGGATGTCAGCAGAAAGACGCATATTCCCTTCGGCTATTTCTTTTTGGACAAGCCCCCTGCTGCGCATGGCTTTATGCCGGAATGCGCCACAAAAGAAAGGGAATTATGGGTGGTAGTCATTCGGAATGAAGATGCCGATGAAACGCTGCTGTATCAGTTCGAAGGCACGGCACAGGAGGCGGCCCGGGCGCTGATGAATTGTATTCTGGAGGATCAGGACGGGGACGAAGGGTTCCTTGACGGGACGGCCCGTATGGATGACTTGTTCTGGCGGCCGGATGGCGGGTTTGAGGGCTGGAACCGTTTTGAGAATAATGACCTTCAGTATACCATCGCGCCGGTCAACAGACTTCGGCCTGTCATGTCATGATGGCGGTCGACGATAACATGGAGAGACAGCGTCTTCTGCGGACCAAAATCCCAGCTTTGCCGAACAAAAGAGGAGGCATCCTACGTTCTCCGAAAACGGAACCGTGCTGTTGGATCTGGCATAATGAATGCGGAAGGCAAAACACGCGAAGGGCATATCCTTTCCAGTGATCCGGGGCATGCACGGACGCCCCAGTGTGCTGCCGCCTTCCAAAAGCCTGCGGTCAGTTTGCACACGCAGGGCCATCATCGCAAAGAGAACCCTTGAGTGGGAAACGCTGGATCCCATAATGAGGTAAGCCGCAAGGCCGAGCACGCCTGTGTGCCCCGGGTTCTCTTTTATTTTGCGAGAAACATGGGGAGCCGTGGTGTTATATCCTTCCTTCCTCCACGGAGGAGGTACTGATTGTGCCCGGACGGGAAGCGGACGCACTGCTTTCCGTTAAGGAGATGGCGCAGATGGTCCAGACCATCAACGCCGAGCAGGTCGCCCCGGAGATCCAACTCGAGCCGAGTGTGTATCGCTTCGACTGCGAACGGGATGAGATTTCAGTGGAGTACTCAATAAACGAGGAGGACTGTGATGAGTGAGAAAGGCAAAAGTGTCATGGAAGAGAAATACACGCTTCCGATGGCAAGGGTACAACTGGTGATGGAACCGACCTCCGACTTTACTTCGTGTGAACCGATCAAGACTCCGGAAGATGCTGTGAACGCTGTTGCAGAATATCTGCAAAAGATGGATCGGGAATGTTTTGTGGCGATCTATCTTGCGACCGATGGGCATTTGATTTGTGCGCAGATTATTAGCATTGGAACGCTGAATTATACGGCTGTAACCGGCCGCGAGGTGTGGAAGACGGCGTTATTAAGCAACGCAGCATCCGCGATCTGCCTGCACAACCACCCGAGTGGTGGTGTAGAACCGTCTGACGAGGACATTAAAGTGACACGAGACCTCGAAAAAAGCGGACGGCTGCTCGGTATCCAGCTTCTGGATCATATCATCGTCGCAGGCGGACTCAGCGGGCAGCTTTACAGCTTTCTGAGCAATGGACGGATGTCAGAGCGATGAAGAATTGGCTTTATGGACAGAGGCGCTGTAACGGATGTCTCTGTCCATTGAACCAGGTCAAATTGCATTTTTCTTCTGGGTACGATTCTTCGCCTTTTTCAGGCGGCAACACGGCCGGGCTAAACCGTTTGCATCAGACACGGGTCCATGCCGTACAACCGCATCTCATTTCTCCGGAAACGAAACGCCTTGGCATCATGCGGTATGCTGTCCGTATCAACAGAAAAGACTTTGTTTTTCATGGAGGGATACCGATGGCCTTGCTTGAAACACGCGGCGATTACGATTTTGCCTACAATCTGGTGTGCGCTCTGCGGGAACTAACCGAAGCGGTCAGGGAACAGACAAAGGTCCAGCAGGAGCTGGCATCCATGTTAGCGCACAAGGAAGAGAGGAAGGAGGTGAACGCCTGATGGCGGACACAGCCGCGTGTTCTTCATCCCGGAACAGATCGGCTGGCCTGCTGTCCGCATCGAACCTTGCCGCGAGGACGGCACAGCCTGGTGCGAACTTGAGAAATATGGCTTTTTAAGCGTGCCGAACCTTGCATCCGGGCCGCTGCCAACCTTCGTCACGGACCAAACACCTGCGCAAATGGCCGAAGCGTTCCGGCATGCCAAAAGAGAGGGGTGGGATCTTCTCAAATACGGGCCGGATTCTGGTGCATGTCTTCCAGAGGAGAAATCCGGCGGGAAGGGTCCCTGCGGATCTCTCAGCTGATGCTCCGCTTTCCTGCCTTCTTTCATTTCCGGGTAGAGGGCGGTCTTCCGTTTCCTGCCCTTTCCTGCCTGGCGTTTCTTAATAGCCACTCTCAGAACGGCGGCATGGTTTCTGCGGAGGATGCCGCAACCTACGACAAGATGGAAAAGGAAGTCACCGACCTCACCAAGGATATCGAGCGCCTGCAGCGTCAGGAGCAGATCGACAAGATGATGAGTGCCCCGACTTCTACTCCGCTCACCGGAAAGCCCGGTGTAAAGGATGAACCGGAGGATAAGCCCGGCAGAGCTTCTGCAACCTACAAGAAGGCCTTCTGGGACAACATCCGTCATCCCGGCAATCCTGCAATCCGCGATGTACTTGAGGAAGGAACCGACGCAAACGGCGGATACCTTGTTCCGATTGAATTCGAGCACACCCTTGTTCAGGCGCTTAATGAAAACAACATCATGCGTACTATCGGCTGCAAGGTCATTACCGCACAGAACGAACGCAAGATCCCTGTGGCAAATGGCCACACGCAGGCGGCGTGGACTGCCGAGAACGATGCCTACACCGAGAGCAATCCGACTTTCGCTCAGACCAGCATTGACGCTTTCAAGCTGACTGACCTCATCAAGGTGTCCGACGAGCTGCTTTTCGGCCGCTTCTTTGATATCGAGGGCTACATCTCTGAGGAATTCGGTCGCGCCTTCGGTGAAGCTGAAGAGGATGCCTTCGTCAACGGTGCTGTGCAGACCGGCCAGACGGCTATCGACAGACCTACTGGCCTGTTCATTCCTTCTGCCGCTGGTGGTGCTCCTTCCGGCGTTACCGCAGCTTCCGCTACGGCAATTACCGCCGATGAGCTGATCAGCCTTGTGTACTCTCTCAAGGTTCCTTATCGCAGCAAGGCGAAGTTCCTCATGAACGATGCCACTGTCGCAGCTGACAGAAAGCTCAAGGATCTGAACGGCGTCTATGTATGGCAGCCTGCACTTACTGCCGGAGAGCCCGACAGACTGCTTGGCTATCCGCTCTACACCTCTCCGAAGGTACCTACAATGGCCGCAGGCGCAAGAGCCATCGCATTCGGCGACTTCTCCTGCTACTGGATCGCTGATAGAGCCGGTCGCACGATCAAGTGTCTCAACGAGCTTTACGCTACCAACGGTCAGGTCGGCTTTACCTGCACGGAGCGTGTTGACGGCAAGCTGATCCTTTCCGAAGGCATCAAGATTCTCGACATGAAGGCAACTTCCGGTTCTTAAGACAGGGAGGTGAACGACCGTGGCTTTGATTTCAACTGAAGATGCGAAGGCCTATCTGCGCGTAGATTCGTCGGATGAGGATGCCACGGTCGGTATCCTCTTGGCCTCCGCAATTCGCTTATGTATTGATATTGCAAGACTTACGGATGATCAGTGGGAAGTGATCGACTCCGATGCCGCTTCTTCTGATGAATATACCGAGGCGGAGCTGTCTGCAATCCGTGAAACCATGAAGGTCGCTATCCTCTATACCTGTGCCTATCTCTTTGAGCACAGGGAGGAAGCCGACCACCATGCTCTTACCATGACACTGCGCTCTCTTCTTTTTGCAATACGGGAAGGAGCGTTTTCAATAGCAGCTATGAGGGTGCGAGTTACCTTCCAGAAAAATACGGTCATCGTCGACAAATACGGAAACCACAAAACCGGCTGGGCGAATTATTTTTCCTGCTGGGCGACTGTCGGCACGAGCTCCGGTTCCGAATCTTCCGGTGTAGTCATCAATCCAGAGGAATCGCTGGACTTCACCTGCCGCTACTGCTCTGAGCTTGCGGATGTGGAATCGACAAAATACCGGATCATCGCGGAAGGCCGCACCTACAACGTCACCTATGTGAATCCGATGGGCTATAAACATAACAGCCTGAAATTCAACTGCAAGCTGGAGAAGAACGCATGAGTAGAAATGTATCAATAAACGAGATGGGCAACGCCATTATGGAGGAACTCGAAAAATATTCAAAGCTCGCCACAGATGACTTGAAGGCCGCTGTGAAAGAAACTGCTGCTTCCGTCCGTAAGGACATTCAGGCAGGCGCTCCGGTCGATACCGGCAAATACAAGAAAAGCTGGTCAGTGCGGATCCTGTCCATCCGTTCCGATCCCTTTCCGCATAGAGCGGCAAAGGATGCCGGCCGGAATGGCGGTTCTGTCCTTTCTGGCCGCATTTCTCCGAAAAAGGAGCGGATTTCCGAACACGCGATAATAGAAGTATCGAACGGAACTTATGTGAGATGTTTTTGGCCCCTTTAGTGGCAGAAGGGTTGCACTTTTTCGCCAATATACCGGCAGATAATTCTCCGTGTTTTGAGCTGTTCCCAACATGGTCATACGATCCGATAGTAGCATGGATGCAGATACCAGAATATAAGGAGAACAAATAAAATGGAAGCAAAACTACCTGATCTTCAAAAGATATACGAGACAGCAAATAACCTTGCTTATAGCAACCTGTTTGCTGACCTGGACGACTGCGGATTTGCCTTTGTCGATATCTCACTCGATACATTCCGGCAGACATGGATGAATACCGGCTGTGGATGGACAGAGCCGATGCAAATAACTGGACAGGCACTTACGGAAGACTACACAACTGTCGCATCGATTCAGAAGACCGTACCGAACGGTACGGCTATAATGAAAGAGAAGTGGGCATACGTAGTATTCTTCGGGAACAAAGGAGCATATACAGTGACCGATCCGAAGCCGGAATTCTTTGAAGACTTGAAGAACCGACGTATGCTCGGTAGATACGAAGCGCTCCATACAGACAGATATTCAGAAGCGGAAACGCTGGGGAAAGGAGGCAATAAATAATGCGGGTAGACCGGATCACTCATTATCGAAAAGGTTCTAGCGTCTATTTTCCCGAAACAGCCCGGATTGTCTGGTTCAATAAGTTCGAAAACGACGCACAGATATGTAAGGATTACCCGGAAGACTGTTTGCCAAAGGGATATCGAGCATTGATCGACAAATGTCCTCCAGATGAAATACAGAAAGACTATAAGATATGGCATTTCCCGCCTCATGCTTGAAAGGAAGATGCGGATGAAACAATTTGTCGGAAATTCACCGAATACAACAAACTGGCGGGAACTGGATATGTCTGAAATTACGGCAGGACGGGAGATATGGATTCGCCCTGCCATCTGTCAGAAAATGCGGTTCGGTCATACCCCGCTTTATGCTCTTGGCTTTGACGGAAAAGTTTTGCGAGTGAACGAAAGATCACAAACAGCGACGGTAGACATCTTAGATGGCGGGAAGCCTATCTATATTGACCTTGCGGATATTGGCGAAGCATATCCGGTAGAAGAAATGCTGAATGGCCTGAAACGTGAATACGAGAATTGTCTGGATAACGACAGGCTCAAAGACATGTTGATGCGGAATATTCAGTATGTAGAAAGCAATGCCGGAGCCTAAACCATGTAAAGCAAACGTGGAAGCCAGTTCTCCACTCGGAGGACTGGCTTTTTTATG